GAGAAATAATTTTTAGTTTTGGCGAGTATATGGTGTTTGATTCATTAGAAAAGAATTTGTATGAATAATAACCATAGTTCGATAACTCACTTCCAGATGTAAATTTTATTATGAGACCATCATTGCTGATTATGCTGCTACTGTATGCATTGAATATTTGACTAACATTAATATTTAAATCATTTTTTATATTCGTAATAGAACTTGTGATTCTATAATTGCTTTCAGTATACCAAGTACCACCACCAGTAACTGCGTTATATGCATAACTTGTTGGTCTAGAGCCAGTTGTTACCCATTCAATTGATCCTGAAAAATCACGCCATTTCCATGACGTTCCATTTTTTACTGGTACATTATCATTTGCATTACCTGTTCCATTTTCCCATGCTCCACTTACAGGACGTGTCTCTATTGATACCTCTATTGGTGATTCTTCTATTTTTGCTACATACAGGTTTAACGAATATGTTGGTGATTGGACATTATATGTAGATAAAAAACTATTAATTTCCGATTGGTCAAACTTTAATAGTATTCTAGAATTATAATACAGATTTCCTTTTTTTTCATGTAATAATTCTAGAATAGAATCCATTCCTGTATTTGAATCTAGCTTAGTTTCATATAATGTTGCATCTTTTATTGGATAAAAAATATTAACCATTATCGTATCCTTCCTCTAATGTCTTTGTATGGGAATTTTAATTCAAAAACGGAAGGATCAAGTGATGGGTATATTAATCCGTTTTGTTCAGCATATTCCATGTCATATACGTTTGGAGAATATCCTTGCGTAGTATCATATAGATTGACAAATTTCACATCAACTACGGTTTGTACACCAGCAACACGATCTAGCATATTATATATTTCACTGATAACTATTGGTTGATTTATTTGCCATTTCCGTATATCAAAATAATCTACTAAAACAGAAATACAATTTGCAATGGTTTCATAGCCACTGTATTCTGGTCTTGGTGTTACTTCAAAATCAATTCCGAAATTTATTATATATGCATCTTTTACATTGATAGCATCGGTCAACATTCTAAATGATGACAAATATGTCTTTAAATTCTCCTTAACCGCAGTATTTGTTGTTGTTAAATTTCCATTTTCGTTATATCCTAACACATAAAAATTTAATGCATTTGGGTTTGGATTTAAAAATACTAAGTTATCTGAATTGCCTTCAATGTTTAGTTGATCATCTTGAACAACATATGCTTTTCCTATGCTTCCAAATCTAGGAGGCATTGTGTACGCTCTTGCAATATAATCTTCTTTTGTAACTGCTCTGCTCTGGGCTGCAAAAAACGCAAGCGTATTGGTTTTTATTTCATTTAATGTTTCTGCGTCTTTGCCACCAGACGCAGATTGTGTATTGGTAACAAATAATGATTGCTTTACAAGAGACATCAGTGTTGCATCTAATCCAGATTCGTTCATTGTTATTCGTTTTGACAATATGTTAGTTAAAGAGTTTGCCGGTACATTATCTGCGATACCGCCGCCAACTCTATATCTAACTATTAGTTCTGTATTTGCCGGTGCAATTCCATAATTTCTTGTAAAGAGAAAATTTGATGGATCTATCGTTTCATCTATAGTGTTTGAATACGGTGAAAATATTGTACCGAATAAAGAAGGGTCTGGTGTTATTTGTTCATCATTAAAACCCGATATACCCGGGCCAAATTGTAACAAGATCGAATCATCACTTAAAACTCTACTTGTAAATCTTTTTGATACTTTTCTAAGTTTTAAAAGATATGGTGCAGATTCTCTAAACATATATAAATCTTTATCATTTCTTTTAATATTTCTAACAGATTCTACAATCGTATCTTGCGCTAAATATGGTACATGGTACCACGTATCGCCCTCTGAATCAGTTGCATCTATTACTTCTATGACCTTTGTATCCGATATTTTCACGGCATTGTATGGAATTGCAGACCCAAACGCAAATCGTTGAGTTCGTATAGTTCCGCTTGAAGCAGGTACTGATTTTTTTAACAAGTAAAATGTTGGTTCATTTGTTGTTTCATTTATTTCATATACTCGTATTTCCAAAGGACTAAGACTCGAACTAAAGGAAAAATCAACAAAATCATTAGTTATAAAGTTTATGTTAGATCCAACGGATGAAGCAACAACGGCATTTGCATCCAATGTCATTGCGTATCGCATATCCGGTTTATTATTTTCACCGGAACCAATTGCAGGTACTATTTGATAAAAATCCAATGTTACTGTTGCAGCTGACGAGAACTTAGGTTGATACCCCATGCTCTGTGCAATTGCAAGTATGTTTGATTTTTCTTCAGCTTCAAGTAATAGGGATTCTTTAAATTGATTATCAGTATAAAAAGACAAAACATCGCCAACATAGGCAGACATTTCCATAAACATCATACCAGGGGATGCCTCATTAAAATCCCTGTAAACGGCTGGGAAGTACGATTCAGCGAATGTAATTAAATCGTCACGAAGTGAACCAAAATCACGTGACGTATATTTAACTTTTTTTTGTTCTAATTCAGCCATATATTACTCTACAGTTAAAGTTCCTTGATTATCAATAAATATTACAACATTAATATTTGATTGAGTTGGATCGAATTGCAATCTTAAGTTTATTTTTAAAGAATTTTCTGAATTTTTCCCCATAGCTGGTACCGGCGTTTCAATATCAAGTGATTTTAACGTAACATATGGAGTCCAAAAATCAAATGCGGATACTAACGTTGATCTGATTTTACTTTCTATTTCTCCGGTATCCGTTATTTGTTCAAAAAGTATGCGATGTAAATCTGTTCCAAAATCTATGTGATAAACGCGCTCACCTTTCTTTGTTGATAACAAATTAATTACGTTTGTACGCATTTGATCATCAGAAAAAAACGATTTATTAAATACACCACCACCCTCTACATTAAATGGAAGTGTAACACCAATCGAATTTTGATAAATAAAAGAGCCACTTTTATCTGCCGTTACAAATGGCTCATCCAAACGTGTAAAATTAAATGCCATTATTTAAATTTTTTCATTAATTCTGAATAATCACGGTTAAATACCTTTTTTAATTCATCTGGTATTTCCGCATTTCCAAAACTCATTTCCTGTGTTTCACTAAATTCATTATATTCTGATTGCAATTCGTTTCTAAATCTAGACAATCCTTCATATAAAGAATTATTTCCTTGTGGTGGCACAGATGTTTCCTTTTTATTCTGAGGTTGTTGTGCCTTTTTTATTTGAGCAATTTCATTAATAAGTTTGGAATTATAATATTCCAATTCTTCTCTTATTATTTTTCTTATCATTTTTTCAAATAATTCCGTTTTCATACTAATCCCTATATTTGTTCAAATAATTCATAAATATTTTCTATTGTATCATTTAACTTTACGAACAAGTTATCTCGTTTATTAACAAAATTTACTATTTGATTTGAAATTTCAGTGTCTATACCAAATAGTAATCCATTAGGGCATATATTACCACCGGAATGTGCCGATAAATCAAAAAAGTGTACTTTATCTGCATTATATGTTTTTAACATAGTTTTTAATGATGATGTTAATAAAAATATATCCTTTTTAGAGAACTTATCGCTATTAATATAATTATCACCAACGTGTATATAAAATAGCTTATCAATTTTATCTGTTATTTTATATTTACGTGTTTTTAATCCAACAAGTAAAACATATTCATAAGATGAGTTAAATAAATTTGAATTTCCTTTGTTTTCCTTTTCAAATACAACTAAACAAGATTTCCAAGAATATATTCTAGTCATCGCTGTATCCAGTAATGACATAGCGTCTTCTGTTGGTTTATATGATATATCAGAGCCAAATGAATTATAATGGTTATCTTTTTCAATTTTTACAGTATTTGCTTTCCATAATGGATTTGTTACATCAATTTGTAATTTTTCATTAAAGATCGATCCATCCAATGAAACAAAAAATGGAGATTGTACTGAATCAATCTGGTAATTACTGAATTCATCGTAATATGCAAAATCTTCGCTATAATCTATATCATCAAATGGATTTTCAAAACCATCACTACTTCCTGTATCAGAACTCCTAATTAGTTGTACTTCTTCTCCAGGTACTGCCAACGCACCAGTTTGTTCTGTTATTGGTTTTGTAAATGGCATAGAATAAAAACTAGAAGATTCAAAATACTTACACGGGGCAGGTGACTTGTAAAGAAACTGTTGTTCGTAGTCTGTAATTCTAAATGAAGATAAAACACTAGAAAATACCATATTATTTAAATTCAAATCCCCATATGAATATATGTTTTTATTTTTTGAATTAAACAGTGAATCAGCAAATCCAATTTTATTTGAATCAAGCGATGTTTGTGTTGGTATGCCGATATCTTCTTCTTTTGTAAATACTGGGACTATGTTGTGCTTTGCAGTTAAATAATGTACTTGATTTCCATAATCAAAAACACATTCCATATATTCATTTATGATTCCTATTTGTTTTGGGTTTAATAATAATAGTTTATCAAGTATATTAGACTGTGCGTTTGCGTATGATAGAAAGTCTGTGCCATCGTATGGAGATGTATATGTTATTCTAGAGCAGTCTGCATCTGCATATGTTGATACCGATTGATACAAGCTACTAACCGTATTTGATATTGCTTGACTTTTAACCGAAGTACGTTCTCTGCTTTTACGTAATAAAAATGCAGTTATTATGCCAGTTTTTAAATTTGATGGCGGTATATTTTTAATAGGTATTTTATTTTTCTTTGCGTAGGTTATTGCATCCATTGGTTTACTTAATATAAATTAATACAGATTTTTTATTATCAAAATTTCCAATAAATTCCAAATATAACCAATCTCTTCGTTTTTGCTTTGTTGTTGGGTCAATTGCTTGTTCATTTTTTCTATACTTTACTTCAAATTCATATGACGTATTTGCAACAAATCCACAATCACATGCTTTTGTGTAGTTTCTTGCATGTGCATTTTGACGCTGTCTTGATGCTTGAGTGTCATAGTATCCAGTGTTTTGGTTTGCATACGAATGTGCAGTGCTTCGTCTAGCGGGATTTCCTGCTGGTTTAATCACATTACTTGTTATCTTGGATGCACCCTGTGGGTACGTATTTATCCCATCCCACTTTGCATAACCCTGTGCTGTTGCTTGCAACGGTTTGCAGTCAAGTGTTCCATTGTTTATAATTGATTGATATTTTGTTCCACTAGGAAAAACTTTATAATTAAGTGCCCTTGCTACACATGCATTACATGATATATAAAAATATACATTTAATGCCCATCGCATAGCATCAACCCATTCTTTAACGGTCAAATCTCCCGGACTAACAGATACGCTCCTGCCTGATTTTGTTAGTTTTCTATGACCCTTTGCCCATGATTGGCCAGTTGCACTTGTATAAGCGGATATTGGGTTATTTCGTTTTGATGGGTCTAAATAGGCATCTAATATTTCTGGTCCGTTTCCCGATCCTTGATTCCAATACAAATATAAACCCCATGGACCAAGCATTGGATCATTTTCTGATGCAGGTTGTATTCCGTGCTTATTTCTTATTTCAATTATACTACTAGCTTTATCAGAAAATCTTCTTATTACCCTAGTTGATGCATCATAAAAATCATACGCAGAACCTCGTATGGACTCTGGTATTTGATTGTATGGTATATTCTGTATCTGTGGGCGGTAAGCGTCTGAATCGGTGTATTGTACATTAAAGATGTTTGAATAGCCTTTATGGTTTCCATCTGATTTAAATTGAATTTGAAACCCACCTCTTGCAGACGGTGATGTGCCAAATGGTCTCGTTGCTCTAGAACGATAATTGTAGGTACCACCTGTTTCTACACCAGCTATAGCTGATATTTGATATGCGGCTGCTCTGTAAGAATTTGAAGTATTAGAAACATACTGATTTGACGCATTATTTTTAAATGCTTCTCCGATTGCAGCATTAAACATTAGATAGACATCGGAACGTTTAGGGCGGTTTGCACCCCATTCTGCAGACGTTCCTTGTGTTTGTTCTATTATATTTTTAACAGTACGATTTATCCAATATCCGTGGTCCTTATAAAAATTCCACATATAATTTGCATGTGTTAACAAATTCGGGCTAGATTCACCTAAATTATATGTTCCTTCCATTTATGTCTCCAGTAACTACGATATAATTAAATAGTTTGGTTTGTATTTTTATTCTTTTTCATTTGTCCAATCAGTAACAAAAGCTTTTGTTAATATTTCATCTGTTTCACCAACTTGCTTTCGTATTGATTCTGGTACAATACAACCCAAATATCTAAAATATGGTATTCCATCTTGTGATACTACAATTGAAACACCATCTGGTTTAAATCCAATTGTTTTGTAGAAAACACCTTCTGTTAATGCAGTTCCAGTTTCACCTGACGTATTTGCTTGCACTGTTTCAAAGACCCATTTTTTATTTTCTAATGCCCAGACTTCAACATTTTTTCCAATTATAATCCCATGACCCTTGGATTTATCCTTAAGACTTTGCAAAATTACAACACAGCCAGGCACCGGTGTTTGGAATATAAATCCCTTTTCTTTGGCATATCTATAAAATCCCTGTGTACTCGTTGCAAGTCCTTTTTTTCTTGCCTCATCTAAAAACTTTAGGTATTCAGAATCACCGGCAGCGAGTGCCCCTTTATACGCCACCATAAATGCAAATGACATGCAGTAAGGCCATTTTAACCCACCAGCCTTTGACCAACCTGCATACTTAAACATATTTTCCATCAATGAGGTATCAACGATAATATTGCCAGTTTCATCTACGCGCACGTTTGGTTTGTTTTCACCAAAATCCTTTGTATTAGGTCTATCTGAACGGGTATCCTCATAAAAACCAACCCATTTTTCTGATTCGTTTATTGTTTCTATTTGCAATTTTGATAAATCAACTTTTCCTTCTTTTTCTGTTTTCTTTGAATCAGTTTTATCGGATTGTTGTTCTTTATTTTCAGAATTATTATTTCCTTTATCTTCCTCTTTTTTCTCTGAGTTTGTTGAACACAACGGTTCGCTTTGATTGTCTTTCTGCTTTAGATGTTGAGGAACCCCTACTGAAAATGGAGCATTTGTTTGTGATTGCAAATTATCAACATTTGAGACAAAATTTTTAATAAATGTAGTGTTGTCTGTGATATTGGTTGACACTCCGTTTGTACCTAAGTTTGTAGGTTCAAACTGTGATTTTTTTGTGTCTGGGTTTACATTAGATAGGTCTGTGCCGGATATTTCAATTATTTGATCCAGATATAAACAATTTTTACCATCATTTTCTATTTTGATCTTATATATTATTTCTCCATCAGTTTCAGATGATTTAACAACTGATATACTAAACCCGGTATTTTTAACAGTAATGTTGGATGCATCAACTGGTCCTTTTCGTGGCATCCCATACTGACCAGGTGTATAATTATACGAAAATCCAGTTCCATCACCAGACAATAATTGATTTCTTCGTTCGCTTGAAACAACAACCAATCCATCTGAACCAACTGATAACGTATCTAATATATCTGGTTCATTATCTTCGGCGGATTCCTTTTCATTTGGAACTTGGCTAGTGTTTATTCGTTCAACTTCTTTATTTGATAAATTAGTTGTTCGTTTATCATAATCATCCGATTGCGGCGGAGGTGTGCTGGTATTATTTGGTGTTGGTTTATTTGCCGGTGGTAAATCTTTTTTTGGCTGTTTTTCTGGTGGAATTTGTGTTTGTTGCGCAGGTGGCGCAGTTTCAGTTGTAGTAACTACTGACGTATTAGTTGAAACTGGATTCCCGATCCTAGTAGATTCCTCTATGTATAGTTTTTCTAAATTTATTATTTCACCGGTTGATTTATACGATATATCAAGCGTTGCTCCAAAACTAGCGTCTGATTGTTTAATAGCATCTATCGTCTGATTATATTTTGTTATAATTTTATTTGCAAGGTCTAAGTGCTCCTGAACCGGGGGATTTCCGGCTGTTTTGTTTGCAAACATGACTTCATATAACTCTTTAGCGGCATCAGCAAATCTCGTTGCAGCATGCACCGTACTTGGAAATTTATCCGGGTCTAAATCTGAAATAGTTGTAAACGCAACGGCATCAAAATACAAATATTTAGCATTTTCTAAAGTTGCTTCCATTTATGATCTCAAGTTTTCTTTAAATTTTTCTTTTGATTCTTTGTCTGCTTCATCTGATGCAAATTTTGACTTGTTCAAAAATACCAAATTTGATTTTATTTTTGGTAATTCTGATTTTATTTGATTTATTGATTGCTTTGTTTGAACATATGCAGATGCATTGATAGGAGGACCGGATGGACCAACGCCAGTTGGATGTGTCTCTTGTGTTAGCTTATCACACAATTCCATCAAAGTATCACATAATTTAGTTAACAAATCAAACGTTACGTCACCTAGCAACGCCGGATGTGTTGCGTTTATTCCTAAATTTATACGTCCTGATTCAACTTCTATAACTTTGTCTGACTCTACTGATATACCAACTTCAGCTGCTAGATTTATAGCCGTTTTACTAAAAATATTTACTTCATATTTTTTTGCATTTAGATTTATTCTATCACTTGATAGCAGTATCTGATTGCCAGAGAAATTGCTTTTAATGAAAGAATCAAACTTATTATTACGCAATACGTTTGTTATAGCAGATGCAGGTGCAAAAAATAACTGCTGCCCAGATGTTAACCAAATTGATGAATCATCTTCATTTATAGATTCTATTGTTAATCTATTATTGCCTAATGATTTTTTTCTTCCGTTGGATAATATTGTAATCGGATCTCCAACCTGTGACCTACCTTGACTCCACGCTGGTGCAGCGCCAAACGGATGATCGGATTTTATTGTGCTTCCAAATCTTAATGAGTTCCCAAACCTACCTTCTACTATCATGTCCCCACTAAACATTTGAAGTGGATTCAATTCTGATTTTTCTTCAAAATTTCTATCAATTAAGGGTGCTTCTGTTTTTTGTATCTTTACTCTACCGGTTGTTAAGGAATCTTGATAAGAATCTTGTTGTTTTGAATACAATGCTCCCTTATTTGTTACAGTTGGTAGTGCGTTGTGATTGTAACTCTTATGCACTGGTACCGAGTTCAGATAATAAAGAGTTTTTCCCGAAGATCTTGCAGTTGAAAAAGCAGATAATGCGGCTACAAGTAATACAATTTCACCAACAATTGGTAGTCTTTTTATATTGTAATCCAGTGGTATAGCATTAACTATTTCATTATCTGTTTTAGACCCAACAGGTCTACATGATATCATGTAATATCCATTACGCCTATAATAACCGGCATAATCAATCGCCAATACCTCTGCTTGAATAAATTCTAGCTGCTGATCTTTTGAAAATAACTCATACATTTCGTTCTGGTATCGTTATATTATTTGATTGTGTTTCTACAGATTCAATTGCATCTAATATTTGCTTCTTCTCTTCTTCAGAAATAATAAACCCATCATCAGAACTTTGCGGACCATTTGCCATTATTCTTTGAACAATAGCTGCTAGCTTTACAAGATGCTCATCATTTTTAACGCCAACCTCAAGATATTCTTTTATAAGAGGAACAATCATTGATGCATCATTTGTTGATTTCACCAATGGTTTTAATTCAGAAATTAAAAGATTTATTTGACGATCTTTCTTCCTTGAATTATCGTATATATCTTTTAATAAATCTGAAAATTTTTTATTTGAGAATATTTCAAAATCAGTGCTCATGTAAATCTTCCGTGTTAATATTTTTTATACTTCCAATTTCACAATAAATCTCATACAATTTTAAATATAATTCTTTGATATAATTTATCACAGATGTTATATTTTGTGTTTTTGCATTAGTTCGTTCTCTAATTAAAATGTATAAGGCTTTTTTGTTATAATTTTCTATGTTTTCTCTATTTTTAAAAAGATCTTTAACTGCCTCAGCAATTTCAATATCTTTGCTTTTTATAAATAGCTTATCTATATTTTTTTCTAGGAAAATTACAAATTCTTCCGTAAAATCGTATGTTTCTTGATTTTTTTCATTTCTTTTGTGCTCATTTATTATATTACGTTCGCTATCTATTACTTCAATTGCTCTTTTTTTCTGTTTAATTTGATAATTTAAATTATTATGAGCTATTAAATAATTTTTAGCAACTATACTGAAATATGAAAATGCTTTCCCTTTATCCTGGGAGTATTTATCTATTTTTTCTATTAAGAATGAAACAACTTCTTGTTTTACATCTTCATGTGGTACATCAAAATGATAAAATTTAAATGTATGTATTATATTTTCCGCCAATTTATCAAATGCTGCGTGAATATGATTCGTATAAATAATATTACGTTCCATCTCATCAATCGAATTATTATATAACACTATGGCATTTTCAGTATCCTTTGTAAAATATATTTTTTGCCTTTTTTTTCTTGTAGCCATTAATTACCTTCATTGGAATTAAAATTTGACATATATTGTGATAAATCAGTTATAATGGTACTAAGTGTTTTGAAAAAGTATCCAACTTCATCATCTGCTTCAAAGCTACCACGGCGATCAATTGCTTTAAGTTCTGAATACATTTCATTCACTATTTTTTCCATATCTGAAATAAATAAAAATGTATTTGCATTATACTGCTCTGCTATTTCATATTTTTTTAATATGTTTATGTTAGCGTATATGCTTATTCCTAACAGAATAACTAAAAGTATAACGATGTAAATCATAAAATTTTATCAATTATTCCTAGCTGAACTGCATCATTTGGTGTATAGTATGTATCTTTTATACAGTTTTCTTTCCACCAATCTTTTGATTTTGTTGTAGTTGACTCTAGTAGTCTAAATACAGATTCTTCAAGTGTCTGTAGATGCTTTACACTTTGCTTTACATCTGAGGATTTGCCAAAGAAATCAGATGATACTTCATGAAACATAATAGTTGAATTTTCTGATGCGGCTCTGACCCCTGTTCCACATGTCAGTATCAATGCAGCAGCACTCATTGCTCTTCCTCTGCATATCGTATTTACTTTTATGTTTAGTTTTCGCATATAATCAATTATAGCTATTGCAGAATAAACATTTCCACCACTTGAGTTTATAACTAAAGTGACTGGTGCTTCTTCATCTAATTGATAATGTTTTCTAAATTGCAGTATTGCATTTATTTTAGATACAACTTCATAAAAAACAAAATCTTCGATTTCGCTGTTTATATATAAAACACCATTATCTAGATTCAATCCATACTCCAACTCAGTTAGAATACGTGATATGTATGGATCCATGAATGATTTTTGATCTTCTGGTTGTTTTGTTTTTTTGTCAAATGCTGGCTCATCGTATAAATTCATCAGTATGCACCTCGGATAATAGAACTTAACTTATTTTCTAATTTTCTCTTTTTCTTCAAATCTTTTTCTAATTTTATTTTTGTTTTTAATTCTTTTATTTTTTCAAAATCAACATCATTTTCTTTTTTCTTTACCTTTTGTTTTTTTATTTTTGATGGAGATTTTGTACCTTTAAGCTCTGGTTGTATTATACCTTTATGATAAACGTTTCCATCTGCATCAACATATTCAGACATAAATTTCCAACCACGAGGAAATCCTATATTCTTTTGCACTTCCTGCTTTACAGCAGGATTTCCAAGTAATCTAACAACACACGCCCAGCATACAACCTTTTCAGTTGATTCAGATACTGGAACTATATTGTTACAAGTATGCCCTGTATAATACTTATTACCTGAATCGCTATTTGCACATCGAAGTGTTTTCATCGTATTCTAACTGCTTTTCCTCTGTTAACAATTCTGGGTTCAGATTCCCCGTAAATATTTTCTGGTTCTGGTTCTGGTTCTGGTTCTGGTTCTGGTTCTGGTTCTGGTTCTGGTTCTGGTTCTGGTTCTGGTTCTGGTTCTGGTTCTGGTTCTGGTTCTGCAGTATGATCTATAGACTCTGATATCTGCTCATTTAATATAACATTTTTTTCATTAATTTCAAAATTATTTTTTATTGTAGTTTCTGGTATATCGTCAACAACCTTTATTTCATTTTTTAGTTTCATACCGTTAGCTGCAATCACAAGTGCAACTGCCAAAGGATCAAATACAAGAACAATCAATAAAACAAGAAAGTTTACAACTGAATCCATCTCCACATTGAATAATTTACTTATGTAAAGCAGAGGACCAACCTCGGATGTTTGATTTTCAGTTTGCAGTTGTAATTTCTGCATTTCATAACTATTCAGACTATCTGCCGCGATTGCTAGTTTATTTTGTATGTCTGTTAAACGCTCTGATGTTTTATTAAATAAATCATCAGTTGTTTTCATAGATTTTTCTAATAGTTTTGTGTTGCTTGATTTTGTATTAGAATATATTGTTGATATCGTTTTATCTTGGTTTGTCTTTAACTGCTGTGCAGTCTGCAAACGTTGGTGTAGTTCCTGATCTGACTTTTTAAAGAATTCTATTTGCTTATTGACGCTTTCTATTTTTACATCAATTTTGCTTATTTCATTTTGTTTTAACTTAAATTCTTTAATAGTATCTTGATATGCAGATGTTAAAAATCCGTATACACCAAGTGATGTGATTAACATTAAACATGCTAATGCAAATACAAGATATGATCGTAACAGTTTTAATGAAGATCTCCAATAATCATGGAGATATGTTGCAAGTACAATTTTAGAAATTTCTAATACAGAGGCAACTGTAACAATTGCAATTACAGCACCAGAAAACAATTTGGAAAGTCCGAATACACTATAAAATGCAGAAGATACTGCCAATACAATTGCAGTTATCCACACAATAATAGAGAATTTTAATTTCATATATTTTACCAATATTGTTGTTTATTAAAAAGAAAAAAGTAGATAGCTTACTAAAAAATAACTATCTACTTTTTTTTATTTGTTTATTTCTTACATTGTTGAGGAGGTTTTTTTGGGCTTTCTTTTGCGAGGTTTCTTACGCGGTTTTGGTGTTTCCTCTTCTTGTGTTAATTTTGTTAGTTTGTCTATTTGTTGCCTAGTTCTTGATTGTAACTTTACATAATTTTGTAGTTCACTGATTACGGCTTTTTTATCATTTATCGATTGTATTAATTCTTTTTCATTTTTATCTCGTTCATTTGAAAGCTTTTTATGTAATGGCAAATACATAGAAAGCGCACCTAGCATAAATCCACCTAAAAATGTTATTACTGATTCCATCATGTTATTATCCTCTTAAATTGTATATATAAATAGAATACCAATTCTTAATAAAATCGGATCTTACTATTGTTCTTGTTGAAAATCTTTCATTTTTTAACAATGTAGCTAAAACTTCAACAAATAAATCAGTATTCTCAGCTTTAAAAGTAAATGCAGCTCCCTTTTCAGCAACAGATGACCATACGCTAATGTTGGTAACAATATGTTCAGCAGTCATTGTATCATCAAACGTATTACACGAAACAACCCAATCAATTTTTTCTGTATTACCTAATGTTTGTAAATTTTTAACCACTTCAGGGTTATACCCAAGGTGGGAATATGCAAAATCTGAGTAATCCAATTCTAACGCCTTTATCGTATCATCTGCTGCGTATCTAAATTTTAGAATCTCGAGCATATTTGCATCGTTATCAACTGGTATGTATTTAGATAAAGCTGTTCCGGTAAATCTCTCTACATATGAATAAAACTCCCCAATACCAGCTCCTAAATCGAGTACAGTGTCATGGGCTGGATCCATACCAACGCTGAATGTAATTCCATATACAACGTCTTGCGTTTCCAACGAGTCATATCCAGAGCTAGCTGGGTCCATAATGATATCATTCATATCGCTTTCGATTGAGAATAGATAATCATTAATCGATTGTGCTTCTGGTTTAACCATATCTTCTATTTGTAGATTTTCACTATTCTCCATTTCAGGAGAAAATTCTATTTGTTCTTCTGTGTTCATAATAAACCTTTATTTAAAAATTTAACGATGATCCAACACTAGGAAAGTGTTCAATAAATATATCTTTTATTTTATTTGCAATCTCTCTGTGTTCTTTTTGTGTATCATCTGCAGTTCTAAGTTCTAAATAGTGAATCCAAGATCGTATCGATCCTTTCATATACATTGTTGTTTCTGTTGCAAGTGGAAGAATATCACGTGCAACTTCTCTGGCGATACCAGCCGCAATCATTTGATTATATAAATTTAATGATGCTTGAAAATGTCCATCAACTATATCTGATAGCTTAACACCACCAACCCAGTCTGGGTTATATGGATCTGCTGAGCTCTGTCTATTCTTTTCTGCTTGTTTACGAAGTTCTATATCCTGTATAGAAGTTGCAGATGAATATCGTTGAGAAAATTCTTGGAAAGAGAATGATTTATGCCTTAAGATTTGAGCTGCTATTGATCGTCTTGTTACTATTTCAACTGTCATATCAACAAACTCAAACGGAGACCAATGCTTGTGTTTAATTAGATAATTAATAAGACGTGGAGCAGTTTCCATATTCATTTGATTAGATGGATTTGATACACGGGCTATATAAACAATAAACTCTTCAGGAGTCATTTTGATTTTATCAATATCTGAAGAGAACTCTGGGGTTGTAAGTGATACCAACTTTACTGACACAGTACATCCTTTAAAATATAATTAACAACAGTTTTCCAATCTGGAAATTTATTACTTCTAAAATGAATAAATTCACCAGTAAAAGCAAGGTTACTTTCAATTGCTCGATCATCTATTAAATATTTTCCAATATTCAATGATTTATTATGTGATAATATCAATTTTTTGTAGGCTAATTTTCCAAAATTTTCATCTAACCAGATGCGCTTATCAACCCAAGAAGATAAATTATTCCATTCTGCTGTTGATAAAAAATATACATCAAAATGTTCAGACAATATTTTTATTGCATCCACCGATCCCGGTATTACTTCCAAATCTCTGTAGAATCCGTCTGGGGTTGGTGGGATATGATATAGATCTAGTTCTTTACCGTACATGGATTTCCACTTTTTAGGGAAATCTGCAACAACCCCATCCATATCAACATATATAACTTCTTTTTTCATTACTTAATCTTCATCTATTTGTATATCTTTTAAATTTATTTTTTTTCTAAACTTAGATGGAACATAGGGATCAATCTTAGTTTTTTTACTGCCATCTTGATAAAATTCATCATAAAAATTTTTATTTTTTTTATGTGTTTTATTCCAAGAGTATGGCTTGTTCTCTTTAATATACATCAAAATCTCCAAAAAACAAAATACTTAATATAAAAAGTTAGGATATAACGGCTTCCAGAATTCATATGCTTCATATGACTGGGTTTTGCCTGAGTTAATAAATTCAGTTTCGTAATGTTTCTTTAGTAATACTAATTTAGAGCATTCTTCATACAGTTCACTGGATGCATTTAAATCTATCATTTTATCTATAGATTCTATGTAATTTGTATGTTCTATTAATACAAATATTATATTTGTATTTGTTCTTAAAGTACATGTAATAAATGATTCTAAATTATTTTCTACTGCATACGAAACACATTTAGTGAAATAATTTATAAATGTTTTAGAGTCTTTCAATGATTGTGAAAACAATAACAGATCTTCTTCTGTTTTAAACCAATAATCTGGGATATTATAATGCTTTGATTTAAAGGTTTTTATATGATCAACCGATTTAAACTTCTTTGAGTTTACTTGGGTAAATACAAATGTTGCATTTGGTTTTATCGCATCCATACAGAACCAGAATCAAGAGTTTTTTTAATAGCATTATTTTGAACAGAATAGTCTGGTTCAATTCCAGTGTACATTTCTAAATAAAATGTTTCTTGTTCGTACTGTTGTGTTTTATGTACAATATCTTCATCTATATTTGATGGTTCTATTTTAGAGGTTTTTAGAATATTATTTAATCTCAATAGAAAATTTATATAACTGGGTTCAATTACATCACGTGTCTTGTTCATTTGTGTAATCTCTAAATTCATCAGTTTCAATTAAATCTTCAAATTCGGAAGAAATCTTATTAAAATCGATTTCATAACCTTTAAATCGATTTATAGTATTCTTAGAAGCAAATGCTTTATTCTGTCCCTTTGTCTTTAGTCTTCTTTGTGTAGGTTCTTTTTTTTCTTTCTGTTCCATCTTCTTTTTTCGTAGTTGGTTTTTGTTTTTTTACATTAGATTGTTTTTTTGGACTAGGTTTAGTCCTGGAAACATTCTTGTAATAAATATTAAAATCTTTAAATGATGCTAATAATTCATCGGTTATTGATACTACTTTACCTTTTGATTTTATCTCATCTGTAGAAAATATTATTACCAGTTCATTGCTTTCATTTTTCATGATTCTAAACTGGCCTTTGTTAATAAATAATAATTCTTCAAACCAATTAAATATTAATTCCCATTGTTTTAGGTTATCAGATTTTGGATCTTGTTCTTCCTCAGAATTTTTAGATAGTTCATTGAAAAAAGCATTCAGTAGTATATTTGGATCAGTAGGAAAGTTTCCAGATTCATCGAATTCATCACTAAAATCTTCTTCAGAAAAATCAGTTTCTTCAGAAAGCTTAGTATCAATTACACTCTTTATGTAAGAAGCTACAATTTCAAATATCTTTTCTTCTACATCATCTTTAGTTTTTCCAAACTTCTTTATTTCATCTATTTCAGATGGATTGTTATCAATATCTAAACTGCGGAGTAGTGAACCTAGCTTAGTATCCCACTGTTTTTTATTCATATGAATTCACCTCCTTAAGATATATAGATTTAACAGTATAATACAAATCTACTCCGCAGTTTATTGTTTTATATAAATATTAATTTATTACTAAATAAAGTAAGTAAAATTTACTGTTACTGTTATATAAATTATAAGTTATCCAGTATATAATATAGTTCCCAGTTACCCTGTTTCCTAGTTACCCCCCAGCCCCCCAGTATATACTGTATATATAATGTAAATAATTTTTTATATTATTACAAGTAATATTTTTAATTTTTTTATTATTTCTTTTTTTATTATAATAGTAATTCAGTTAAACAGAATATACAGGAGAACTATGATTATAGAACTAGATTATATTGAAAATATTTTAAAAGATATAAATTCATTTGAAAAATGGCCCGTAAACTTAGACGCATTCGGAAATAAAGTAGAGTCTGGTTCATTTGAATTTGAGTTGCAAGATTCAGAGGATCGTCTTTGGGGCGGAAGGATTATTCAAAAAGATGAAGAAACATACCAACTCGTTGAATTCTTTTCAAAAATGTTTTATTCTGATTACAGAGATAGCGATTGGGATAATTTCGATGACTCAGACGATGCCGTGCTCGATCGCACAGATGATTGGTAACCTAAACACCTTCTAGTTTGCACAGAAATCGCCCATAACCGATTTTTATACCCTAACCCATAGCTAACCATACCCACGGAATAAAAATGCCTATAAACGCAAATAAAGTGATAAAAGTAAATGGAGTACCTTTTTTGGTAAAACGTGTTGTATCTAACATAGACTCTTACAGTGATGAATTTATAAAAAAAGTACTACAAAATACCGCAACCGAATATCAAGTTAGAGATGGAAATGGAAACGCATACTTCTGCAATAAAATTAAAACTTATGAGTTAAATGGAAATACATGGAGATGTTCTGATTGTGATACACCAGAACAAAGAAACACCTACACCCCGAAAAAACGAATACAAAGAACTCGAAGGAATAAAAAGAAATGCAGAAGATTATAATATTTTTTTTACTGTGCGTTATAGGGTGCTCTGATGTAACTTATGTAGCACCGGAGCCAGCTACCCATCCACGTTCTGTATATCTTTATGCCGTAAATGACTACTACCCAATCCAGTATGACGGGACCTCATTCATACGAGGCATAAACATAACTCCAACATATACGCTGGATGATCCAATTGTTGAATTTAATATCCCAGATGGAAATATAAATAAATTTTATGAGTATGTAGCCGGATATAATTCCGCAGTAACGATAGCATATTCAGATTATAATAGTTTTATAGATGCCACGTTGTTTTCGTTAAACAGGGTAAAAAATACAGAATCACCTGAGCTATTGCTTCAATTAGAAAATCAAAAAATATCAGCATCAAATGAATTACAAAACTATATAGCAACATTTCAGCGTTGTCAATATGGGTTTATAACAAAAGTTTTAACACTAATACCAAACAGATACTATAAGGATAAATTTATATATGGATTACAACAATCATCGTGGTTCATCGGGTATATCTAACGCAGGTGAATGGGGATATATCTTGCTATATACCACGATTTTATTTGGTGGTACTTTCCTTTATCACGAACTTAAAACGCTTAGCGTAATACTTATATCCATTGGTTCATTTCTTATGTACAATCACATAAAATGGACAATAAATAGTATTAGAAATTCTAACATAAATTAGGTTACGTTATGCGGTATTTAGTTACAGGTGGGTGTGGGTTTATCGGAAGTCATTTAGTTGACAGACTTATAAACGAAGGTAATTCAGTCATTGTTATTGATAACTTGTCAGCAATATCAAACGAAGAGTTTTATTTCAATCCAAATGCAGAATATCATCATCATGACATACGAGACTTTGAAAAAATACTACCATTATTCAAAGACGTGGATTGTGTATTTCATTTGGCGGCTGAATCAAGAATACAACCCATAATAGATAACCCGCAATTGGCAGTTGATGTAAATGTACTTGGAACGTGTAATATATTAGAAGCATCTAGAAAACATGGCGTTAAGCGTATTATGTATTCATCAACATCCGCAGCATACGGTTTAAAAAATACACCACCACTTACTGAAGACATGCCAACTGATTGTTTAAACCCATACTCATACACAAAGGTCATGGGTGAAGAGTTATGTAAGATGTATTATAAGATATGGGGTCTTGAAACAGTCATATTCAGATATTTCAATGTGTATGGGGAACGTCAACCGATAAAAGGTCAATATGCCCCTGTTGTTGGGTTATTTATTCAACAAAAAAACAGAGGCGAAGCGTTAACAATCGTTGGCGATGGAGAACAGCGTAGAGATTTTACATATGTCCACGATATAGTAGAAGCTAACATCTTAGCAGCAAAATCTGAGAATAAAGAAATATTTGCATCTGTTTTAAATGTTGGAACCGGTAAGAACTTATCTGTAAATGAATTGGCAGATTTGATATCAGATAATAAAGTTTATATCCCACAAAGACCGGGTGAATCAAGAGAAACAAAAGCTAATAATAAAAAGATAAGTGCCTTATTAAACTGGAATCCAACCAAAACCTTGACTGAGTGGTTAAAAATGTAACTATTTACACTCTAGGGTAATATTTATAAAAAAACAATATTATATTAGGGAGACAATATGCATAAATTTATTATTTTTATTACCGCAGTTTATATTGTAGGATGCTCAGATGTGATCCAAGGACCAAATTACGATCCAGCCATGATTGTAAACACACAAAACACCCTACAGGATTATATTTCAAATCAACCACAGCTAGAAGATTATGATTGTCTTTATGAATTGGAAGTTCTTCAAAAAGAACAACCAAAAAGACCAGCAAAACCATCCGGTGTATTTAGTGATTTATTAATTAAATTAAAATTATCATCAAAACAAAAAGAAATTGTTTCTAAACTCTTAATTGACCACAAAGCATGCACTGTATTGTGCACCGAATCTTTACGAGCAGCTGAAAAGAAAATTCTTGCAGAAATGAAAAGACAAGAAGCAGTTATTAAGCATAACTTAAAAACTGGTGAAATTACAAAAGAACAAGCCCGCAAAGAATTAGTTGCATTAAAAGAAGCATCTAGAGCTAAATTAAAGGAAGCACAAGCAGCTTCAAATATCCGTGAATGCCTTAAAGAATGCGATGGTAAATTTATTGCTGAACTAAAGAAGATTCTTACAGCAGATCAGCAAGCAATCCTAGAGCAATGGTTAAAAGAGCGTGAGAAACGTCAATCTGACAAACCTCGCGGATAAATAAGAAAAAAATATTATTACAGAAAGGTCAACTAATGTTGACCTTTTTTATTTTGTTTTAATTATTTTTCTTCGTATCTTTATTTATTATGAAAAGTAATACCTTTAGGAATTTTATGAAGAAAAGTAGGAAAGATGAATACTCTCAGTTTAGAGAACATCTGCGCAGAATTCGTAGAAGGAATAAGTATTACAACATAACGCTGGAGGATTTAAAGAAAGCGTGGGATTTACAAGAAGGCATTTGTCCATATACTAAAATTAAGTTAGAGAACCCCGGTTGGGATTGGTATAAAGTAAAAGATAAAATTCCTAAATATAGATTAGCATCAATCGATAGGATTGATCCTGAACTTGGTTATGTTAAAGGAAATATACAGTTTGTATCAATGCTAATAAATTTTGCTAAATCAGATCTAACAGATAAAGAGATGCACGAATTTCTTCAAATCATACGAGAACAGAAACAATAGGAAAGTTGGGGCTGGCCAACGCGCAACCCCCTCGCCGCCGCCAAATTTTTTTTCTTCATTTCTTATGTCATTTACGCTCGCATTTTTCAAATGCTCCCTCCTAGTTCTTCCAATTAGTAAAATTAGTTTTAGCATATTTATTACTATCTAACTAAGTTTTTTATCATTATATGGTTTTGTTATGGCAGCTTCTAAAAAAGTAAAAAAAGGAATTATTCTTGCCGGAGGCAAAGGATCTAGATTACATCCAGCAACACTTGCAGTAAGTAAGCAATTACTTCCGGTGTGGGATAAGCCAATGATTTATTATCCTCTTTCAATGTTAATGCTTGCCGGAATAAAAGATATCTTAATTATTACATCGCCAGAAAACGAAGAACAATTTAAAGCGTTAGGCGATGGAACAAGCTATGGAATAAAACTTCAGTATGCAGTGCAACCAATGCCAAAAGGAATTGCTAACGCACTTTCATATGCAGAAGATTTTTTGGGAACGTTGCAAGATGAAGATCCGTTTTGTCTTATCTTAGGCGATAATGTTTTTTATGGAAAGAATGATTGGTTTACACAGCCAATGGTAAATTATACATCACCAACCGTATTCGGGTATCCAGTAGTTGACCCAGAGCGATTTGGTGTTGTTGAAATGGATCCAGATGGAAATGTTATTTCTGTTGAAGAAAAACCAAAATTCCCTAAATCTAATTTAGCCATACCGGGTGTTTATATTTTCGATAAGTCTTGTATTAATTGGATTAAAACAGAACAAACTCCATCATTACGTGGTGAGTGGGAAGTTACCGATGTTATCAAATGGTATATTACACAAGGTAAAATGAAAGTAAACCCAGTAGGCATCGGGATTACATGGTTCGATACAGGGACCCCGGAGAGCCTTCTTGAGTGTTCACAATTTATTTATACTATTGAAAAAAATCATGGTGCAAAGATTGGGTGTTTAGAAGAAATTGCATATAACATGAATTTTATTGATACAAAAGAATTTCAATCTCTTATTAATTGCCTTCCTAAGTCATCGTATAAAGAATACTTAGATAAAAAAATTAAACATATAAAGGCATAACATGGAATCTATAAGATTACTTTCTTGTAAAAAATTTAAAGATAACCGTGGCTACTTCACCGAAGTGTTTAACGGTACAGCCGAAAATTTGCCTAAAGAGTTTAAATCTAGATCCTTCCAAGTAAATGCCTCTTTCTCTAAGAAAGGCACTATACGCGGAATGCATCTTCAGCACTCACCTAGAATGGTAAAATTAATTACTGTTCTTAAAGGAAAGGTTAAATTTGTAGAGCTTGACGTTAGACCTAAGTCACCTGACTATGGTACCGTAAAAGAATTTTATTTAGATGAAGATTCTCAGTATGCTCTTTATATACCATATGGATATGCTAATGGGTTTCAAGCTCTTGAAGATTCTATTATAGCGTATGGATGTACTGGGTTTTATAATTCTAATGCTGAAATTAGTATAAATCCTTTTTCAGACGAGGTAAAACAACATTGGGATAATGTTTATCACTGGGGTATCTTAAAATGCCCCCAAATTTTATCAGAAAAAGATTCTAACGCTTTACATTTTAAATCACAACATGATACACTATTAACAAGGGTTACATGATATGGGACAGATAACAGGTACAAAGGACTCCGATCCAGTCAGTATGCTTGGGTTTATGCTAATAATGATTTCTTCTCTTTCAATAATTGGGCTTGCTTTTTATTACTTTTTTTCTTAAATTTATCTATATGAAAGTTAACACTATGAAATTAATTTATACCATGCTTGCCCTGGGGATCCTATCGGTTTCTCCTTTATTCTCTCAGGAGTCTCAAGTTAGAGTACCTAAAGCTAACGTCCAATCTGGGATTGATTTACAAACGCGCTTATTCCAAATCACTCCTATTTTTAATATTACAGCTTGCTCTAACTTTCTCCTTCCGTTTGGCGCGTCTGAAAAGACCGTAAGCGAAGCTGCTAAAAAAGCAGGATTAGTGTATGCTGGGAAAGAAAAGCTAGCCTTATTTAATGGCGCATACATGCTAGCATTCGCAGACCCAGAAAATATAATGGATTCCCAGGGCGGCTTTGTTACAACCTCCATTATTTATATTTTTACCTTTTCTCCAAAAGTTGGGTATTTTTCTTTTACTGCTAGATTAGCGTTTTCTACTCCATATTACACTAGAAAAACATTAGAATCGTTGTCTGCTACTCTTCAATCAGAAGCAGACACAGAGCCTCTTACTGGGGCGGCAACACCTCTTACATGCGATGAATCTGATAATAGAAACTTTGGTAATAAAACTTTATATACTATTACCCCAGATAAAACTGTTATTTCTATAACTGCAATGGATTTTATGGCTGTTGCTAAACTTTCTGGATATTAATCTATGTCACAGGTTATTGTTTTAGATTCTATTAAAGAATCAATTTCCTTAAAAGAAAAATTCCTTAGATATGGCTGGTATACTGATCAAATTTTAGATACCTTTAATGATATCTATACCGCTGTTACAAACGGTAAAAAGATTATGATCTGCGGTAACGGTGGAAGCGCCGCTGATGCTCAACACATAGCGGCGGAATTTATTGTTCGCTATAAAAAATCTTCTAACCGTCCTCCCTTGCCGTGTATTGCTCTTACAACAGATTCTTCTATTATTACTGCTGGTGGGAACGATTTAGGCTTTGAAGAAATATTTTCACAGCAAGTTATGGCGCTGGGAAACCCTGGAGATGTGCTTATTGGCATTTCTACCTCTGGTAACTCTGAAAATGTTTTAAAGGCTGTTTACGCCGCAAACGAAAGGGGCATAAATACAATAGGGCTCTTAGGCGATAAAGGCGGGTCTCTTCAAGGTATCTGTAATAAATCTATTGTAGTTCCATCTAACGTAACTGCTAGAATACAAGAAGTTCATATTATGATTGGTCATATTTGGTGTGAGATCATGGAAACTAAGTTTTAAGTATAGAATATATCTCCTCTCCCAACCTTTGCGTTGGTGTATGCGGTATATTCATTCTTCCCCCCCGGGGCAGCACTTTCTAGGGGTGTTGCCCCACTTTTTTATTTAATGTATCTTATAGTAATCATATCGTTTTGTTAACGCCAACAATATGATACTTTAATTATGGCGAAATCGCCGGAATTAAAATAAGGTGCTACCTTTTTGTTAACGCCAACAAAATGGTTCTTATAGAAAGAAAATTTTTCCCGGGAATTTTTTTCAAAGCCGGTTTCATTATTTAGACCACCCCCTTAAAAGATTTTGCCAATCAATTTATACCCAATAAGGTATATCATTTGTTATATCCCCTACATTTATACCCGAGCGGGTGCATGGAAGAGGGGTGGGAAGGGGATGGGAATGGGGCGGGGAGGGGGGTAGCCCGTTAGGGCTAGGCGCAACGGACCGACTTCTTATAGGGAGAAAAATGGGCCTCGCGATGAAAAGACACCCAATTGGGGTCAGGAAAGGGCACTCCCCCCCTAGTCTACGTAAAATTACCTACTTCGATGGGTGGTTCATGTGGATAACTTGCGGGGTTAATTTTGTGCGATTGTACGATTTCACTTGCATAGGTCATGTACTATCCCGATATTTGTAATAGAGATAACGATAGACGTTATCACATCACAAGAACGGGGAAGATAACCCCAACGGAGGCAAAAGCAATGGAAACAGCAACAACAACAACGGCACCGGTTGAGCTGGTCACGTTCCAATGGGCGAGCGAATTCGCGCTACGTCCTATGTTGTTCGGTTCGTGGTTCATGGATCGCGGCTTGGTTGAGAACGTGCGCAAGGTGACGGATAATGACTACGCGGTGTTAGACCTGCGCCACCGTGTTACAGACATCAATAGCTTCCGTATGTGGATGTATCTCGTAGACTACGCAGCGTTCGTAGCTTGGGGCAATCGCCAGCCGCTCAATAGCCTGCTCCTAGATGTTGAGCTACACGAACAATGCAAGCGCGAGTATCTTGTAATCATGGACAAGCTAAACGAATACGCAACACGATAATAGACACAACAGGGAGCCCGGAAGGGCCGGGCTCCCTTTCTTTAACCAACCTTTACGGAGTACTACGATGACAGAAGAACAGATGAAGACAACAGCCAAGGTATGCCTTGCGATTGCTTTTGTGTTGATTGGTGAGGTGGTTCGTTACTGGGTGTTAGGACCTGACCCGATGTTCTGATGATGTGATGACGGAATGGCCCCGAGGATGACAGACTCCTCGGGGCTCTTTTCCTTCGTGGGATTGCCTTCACTGCTCTGCCCCTTCACTGTTCTGCTCCTTCACTGCTCCACTGCTCTACTCCTTCGCTACATCACTACCCTGCTGCTCTGCTCCTTCACTGCACCATTGCATCACTGCATCACGCGTGATAGTGAATCCCTAATATCCTATCCCTATCCTATTATCGCCATGCCCGAAGCCTCAC